ATCCGCTTAGGACATACGACTCGTTAACGAGTTCGTAGACCCTATCGCGGATACCCCCTCCAAAGAAGATAAATACCGGGTTAGTGACAGTGATAGTGTCACGCCGTAGCATTCGCGTGAGAAACGCTGGACTGTCGTATAGCAAAGTAAGAGTCTCTGGAAAGCCTGCAAGGTAATCCTTCCTATTGATCTCGTCAAACAAACGAGACACTTCATCCATGTACATGAGACTCGTCTTATGTGGTCTACTGCTCAGACCCGACATAATACCCTCGGCGGTACCACCTGTCGCAAGCATGGTGTCGTCGTCCACGGTATTGATGATATCGGTAACCATCGTCATGGACGTACTCTTGCGCGCTAGTGAACTGTCGCCGAGTACCAACCCCCACAGGTTCGGGATGATGGTACCCCAGTTAGTCGGTATCTTGATGGTATCAGCAAGTGTTGCACTAAGCAGCATTGCAGCACCGAGTTCGTGGTACTGAGTCGGGGCATCGGTACTAGCACTAGCCCACTCTTTGTACACGTCGATGAAGCACTCGTTTCCGGCGTCGGGAGAAACCAGCTCAGGCATCTTAAGCATGCTCTTGGCATCCATGATGGTAACGAGCTTACGATGCTGTACATCGTTCTTCAGCACGTCACGCCATAGATGCTTCGGGTGCCTGCGATCCCGAGCGTACTTGTTGCATGCAGCAGTTGAAGCGATAGTGTACGCCTCAACGGTAGTCATACCCGCTTCGATGCAAATGGAGATTAGCCGCCATAGCAACCCTGACCAGTTCTCGTCAGGATCGGGCGGTGTTGTATACAACGACGCAAACGCTGTCTTGCCGAGGTCTACCTGATACTTGTAGAGAATGCTGTCTACCGTGGGTAGCTTGTCAGCATCAGGGAACGGCTCATCGAATACGTCGTCACCGGTATCTTCTCTAAGAGCGTCAACTTCCATCTGCTCAAACACGTCGCTATCGACCGGCGTTTCCGTAGCCGACAACAACAGCACTTCAGCAGGATCATCGTAGTTGTAGTTGTAAGTGAGTGGAACCCTCAACAACTGAGTCAAGTCCCAACCACTAGGATCAGCCCCGTTACTGTTGTAAGCGTAGGCGATACGCTTACTGTAGTCTTCCTGCACGTCCGGCGGTACTGTGCTATCCAACCTCCACAGTGCTTGGTACCGCGAAGGTGAAGATTGCAGGACTACGCTTGGATACGGGTTAACGTACTCAGGCTTGCATGTATCGAGGTCAGCCCATACCAACCGGCCAGGTAGACAGTGTTCCTTCCGTCGGGTCTTATCGTCCAACAGGCTAGTACAGAAGTAAACGTTATTACCTGTTGTGTTCTTTTCGATATAGTCCAGCGCGTTCTTCTTTTCCGTGGGCCAATCGAAGAATCTCTGCTTCAGCTTTCGCTGCGCCTGCTTCGGGTCGATAAGACCAATACAAAGGTAGCCGTTATCGCTACCAAATAGGTAATCGAAGAACGTGCTACGAATCTCTGTCTGTTTAGTCGGCATAGGACAGGGACATGGCTAAGGGGTCACCCGAAGGTAACCCCTTTTACCATGCCTACCGATCTTGTTAGATCAGCGAGCTTCCTGCCGCCACTTCACTTCTAGGCTTGACAGCCTTCACGTCGTTGCTCGGCTCCCAACCCCTCTCAGGATTCCCAGGGTTAACAGCGAGCGTAACGCGGCACTCGCGCCCAACGAGGTCATCGAACTCAGGCTCGAACTCGGAGCTAACGACCTCAGACTCTTCAAAGCCAATAGCCATGAAGAACCTAGCGAGCATGCCGTCGAACATCGGCTTCTTGTCGTACTTCTTGCCGTCCACCTTCTCAGGTGCGATGATGAAAGAACGGAAGACACGGCGGTTATCGTACTCGCCACCGTCGATCTTGAACTGCACGTTGAGCATGTCAGTTCCGGCAGGCAGCTTAGCACCGTCAGAACCCTTGGTCTGCTTCATCGTGACTTCGTACACCGTCGCGTCGTACGTACCAGCCGGAAGCGGCTCAAAGCCCTTCAGGTCGGCCTGTGACATATTGAGATTAAGACCCAACTTTCCTCTCCTTTACTTGCCGTTGTTTGTGGCGTTGATCGTATGCCACATATCAGGAATGGTGGGATTAACGATAACCCCTACCATACTACCGTCCGAGTCCCTGCCAAGACTATCGGTGCGATCCTTGGCAATGACCTTCTCGCTTGCTGTGATCTGAAGAATCCTGTTCCTCACCGCACCATTCTTTTCCTCCTTAACACGCAACATTCCGACAATATCGAAGAACCCAGGAGCATCGGCACGCATCTTACCAGGCAGAGCCGGGTAGTATGACGTAACGTTGGTCTGCTCGTCCTTCACGCTACTGAGCAGTGTAGTCATAATGGTATGAACAGGCAAGTCCTTGTAACCACGGATGATACGCCGTAGTCGTTCCTGAGACTTACCCCACGCTCGTTGCGATGGAACGTCCTTATCGGTTCTTTCGGGCTGTCGGTTGTATTCCTCCTGCATCACGGTACGCATGTCCAGCTTCTGAAGTTCACTGAGGGAGTCAATGATGACTGTCTTGTAGCCTCCACCGTTATGCTTCTGAAGCTCGTCATGTACCTTGACGATGGTATCTATGTCGCGCACCTGAATCACGTCGATATCGGTTCTAGTCCGAAGCGACGTAACCCCGCCTTCAACGTCGAGGATTAGGATAGGTGCGGTATCAGGATGATCCGCAGCACTACCGGCTAGAACAGTCTTACCCACACCTGGCTCACCGTAAATGAGCAGGTTCATATAAGGCACACTCTCTGCCGGGGGCATAACACCTAGACTATCGCGCAACGCACTGTTAGCGGTTGGCTTAGTCTTTTGGGCTGTAGCTATGATTCACCTCCTTTCATACTTTAAGCAGTTCCATGAGCAGGTGTCCGATCTGCTGTCCACCCGAACTACCGTACTCAGCAAGCCAACAGTCGGTAAATCCATACATCTTGAAGTCGCCACCCTTATATCCCTCAAACACCTTATCGAGACAAGGCTTCACAACTTCAAGAGCTTCAGAAACCTTCTGAGCATGGGTAGGCTCAAACGCCAACTGATCGTAGTAGCCACGATACGAATGTGGTTTAGCGAATCCGACCTTAAGTACTGTATTGGGGTCTTCGTTCTCCAACCACTTAATCAGTTCTTCAAGACTGAAGTACGTCTTAATCGTTTCAGTAAGCATTACTCGTCTACCTCCCGTCCGTAATGGTGTTCGTTGTAGTAGCCCTTACAGAACTCACACCATACAAGACCTTCACGCGATGGAGCCTGGTTGACCGGCGCTTTGCGCTCGTTGTCCTTCTTAAGCAGAGCAGCAATAGTAGCGGGGTCAAGACTCGTCATCGTCTTCACCTATGATTACGACGTTTTCCATGTCAACCTTACCATTACCTATCGCACGAATAACACTGTTCTCTGTCACGATGACGGTAAGGTTCTTCATTTCGACATACCCAGGAGAAACGTACCCGATACCAACGTTCTCAGCAGGACAAAAGTCCTTCGGAGGCTTACCAAGTCTGAACCACCCTTTAACCCTATTCATCATCGTCGTCCATCAGTGCTATACAGTCTTCCCACGAAATGCAGTGACCGTACATAGGATGATACTGGATGACGATAGGATCGCGGTCGCCGTCCTTAAGTTCCTTGCACACCTGAAGCATGTTCTCATCGTCCTTGTCTTCCCAAACGATGATAAGATGCAAGTGCGGCGGCTCCACGTAACACATATGCTCACCACAACCAGGGCACCTAACCGGCTTCATCTGTATGCAGTACCAACCCTCGTAGTTAAGGTCGTCTTCCGCCTTAGCAGCCTTCATAGCATGACGGAACATATCATCGAACAGTTCCAGCAGAGGCTGAGGAAGCTGCGTCACGTCAGTAACGATAGTAACTGTTGGGCTATCAAACTCGGGCATTGTGTGACCTAAACCTTAGAGGGCGAAAGAAGATTGTCCACCACTTAATCGGCCAACGCTGCTTCTCGCCGTCTTCGTTCTTCCAGCACCAATGAATCTGGAACGATACGCCAAGCTTGTTAACCATCAACTTAGGCACGTACCAGCTAATAGGTGTTGTTCGTCTAACGATCATAGTTAGGAATGTAGTTGCCAGCGAGCATTGCTTCCCAATCGCTACCGTCTTCGGCTGCGATGCAAGGAGCGCGGAAACGACAGCGAGTACAGCTATAGTTCTTAGAAGGGTTAGGATACAGAACGAGGTCTGGATCAAGCATGTCTCTGGCTTCGTAGAACAGGCGCAAACCAGCGTTGAGAATCTGAGACTTATTACGGCTAGTAGCCTCAGTCCAGAGAAACTGCTTCTCGCCACGCTCTAGCAAATAAGCGTAGTACTCCTGCATCTTGACGCTACCGTCGTAGACCACCTTCAGGTTGTTCTTCTTGATACACTCAGCAAACATCTCTGCTGTGGTGCTTTCCTTCTGACGGTCAATACTCGGCAGACCCTTGTTAGTCATGGTCGGCGGCTTCGGGTACGCCTTACGGAGCGCGACGTAGTGAATGCGGTTAATCTCGGTGTACTCCAAACCGTACATTGCCGCTTCAAGAGGCGCTGCCCACAGATAAGTCGTACACTGCTCGTCCAGCTCTAGATGCGCGAAGTAGTCATCGTCCAGCTTAGCAGCGGTCTTGTAGTCACGAATGACATAAGCACCGCTATCGTTCAACTGCACGATCTGATCCATGCGACCGCGAGCGTGAACCTGCTTAAGCAGCGGAACCAGCTCCATACCGCTAATCGCCCGCTTAGGCTCTTTAAACAGTGGCCCGTACATATTCTCGGCATCGAAGTCGGGTTCCCAACCTTCAGGCATAACACGCCTGTCTTCAGCGTACATTGCCTTACCGTCTTCGTCGAGGATCGGAACGCTAAACAGATGCTCGTTGCTAACGATACGGAAGTCGTCGTTAGCGTCCGAGTACTCCTTGAAGAACTTAAGCATGCCTCGGCCCAAGTCGAGGTGTTCCATGAACTCGTCGTACCTTTCGTCGGCATTAATCATAAGGTCTTTAATGCCCTGGACGAAGTAGTAACCCTCTTGCTTGGCGGGAACGGGGTCACGATCAGCGTAACCCTCTAGCTCGCTTTCGTGGACGAGTCCACCGTTCCACTCCAAGTCGAACCAAGCCTCAAACACCGCTACCGGGTCTTCGGCCAGCTTACCGTAGTAATACTGGATACCCTTGTGGATGCCCGTACCGAACCAAAACGGCATGTAGACACCCATAGCAGCGATGCGGGGTGTAAGGTTGCGCCTGCTCGGTGAAGACCAAGCCCACCGGCGGCGACAGTCCTTAAAGGCACCACGATCCGAAGTGTGAATAGGGATGATATCCCACTTACTAGGGACTTCGGGCGGTGCGATTACTTGTGCGGTTTCCGTGCTAGCCAATGGTTCTGCTCCTGACCTTGGCTGACCGACTTAGCGGTCGAGTGCGGTTTATGTAGTTCGGGCCGCTGATGACGCTTGGCCCGCCTGTGCGTCTTATCCCTTTGACTCTTGGGGAAGAGCGGGGAGGGGGAAGAGTCAGCACCTTAGCAGATTTCTTCACCCTTGTCAAGCGGAGTTATACAGTCTACGCACCTAACGAAGTTAAGCGGCAGGTCATCCTTATACTTCTCAAGGCAGCAAACGTGTCCACGATCTAGATGCGCCTTAATCGTCTTAGCCTGCTGGCTAGCGCCGTGCATCCTACGTGCCTTACGCTTCTCTACCTCGTCCATCTTCTTCAACGAGTTATTCTCCACAAAAAGCCTGCCACCATTACTGCGATACCAACGAACGAAAGTGCAAGAACGAAGTTCATGTCCGTGGTACCGGCCAGAAGGCCGACGAGCCTGCCATGTCCTGCAACTGTTCTACCACAGCGAGCAATCCGAACGTGATAGCTGCCGTTCTGAGGTTAGCTAGCTGACGTTCCGGTAGACCGGCCTCGTCCAGCTTACTGAGGCACTCTTCCGCCTTCTGGAAGTTACTGCGATCATCCTCAACTACCGTTTGTATCGTTCTCATTGCGATACCTCAACTTCCGGTTCGTAGACCCCGATTTCCCTACTAGTCCCGTTGGGCATGACCGCCTCTATAAGAAGCATCTCTACACGCGGCCCGTTACGACGGCGTGTAATCGTTACATGATCGGCGTCCTTCAAATCGCGCAGAGCCACCGAAAGTGGGAGAACCGCCCAATCACCTATATCCAGTGTACTCACGTGACTACACCTAGTTTCTTGAGCAAGTCGCCTGCGTCACCGATAAGCATGTCGTTCTCCCATTCGTCCTTAAGTATACCCATGAGTGTATTAAGGTGAGCTAGCTTAGTCTCGATCGCTAGCGCATCTAGTGGCATGAGTTCCTGTAGACCGTACAGTATCCCGTCCTCTTCATCCTGCGTAAACAAGAGGGGGTAATCACGCTGCACTTGTACAGTAGGACAGTTCGGCTTGTGACCACGTACTGTAGCGCCTCTAGGCTCTATACCGCAAGTACACTCAGTCATGCTGCGACCTCGACTTCCTCTCTACCGAAGATTTCGTTGAACCAGTTTTGCTTGGTGTTAAGCTTGTCAAGCACGTAGTAGTCCACAGTGTCTTCAGCGAAGAAGTTGATGACAACCGGCGTGTTAACCTGGCCGGGACGCCAGATGCGATCCCTAGCCTGGTTGTTGTCCTTCGGACTCCAAGACTGGTCTAGGAACGCTACGTACTGTGCGCTCGTTAGGTCGATGGACTCACCGCCAAGCGACACTGTTGACAAGAACACCTGATGTTCCTTCTTAGGCCACGTATGCAGCCACTTCTCCAAACGCACGTCGTCGTTATCGGACGCCTTAAGCCTAATGTACGGTGTGCCCTTGTCGTACTGCTTACCGTTCTTATCGAACTTCGGGTCGAGTCTCGCCTGTAGCAAGTCGAGCGGGTCGTTGAAGTTGGAGAAGACCACGATCTGCTGTCTCTCGTCATCATCCCAACGCAGACCCTCGATAACCTCTTCCAGTGCGTCGAGCTTGCTAGACGGTTCTTCCAGCTTAATCTTCAGAACACGTCGCTGTTCCTTCTCGTCGTAGTACTCGTCAACCACCACAGGGGTAGCAACGCAGATTTGCCTAAGCCTGTTAAGCTGAGACAGGACGTTCGGGCTGGTAATCGGGTAGCCCTGCTTATCCAGCGTTTCCAGCTCCGTCTTGATTTCCTGGTACATGCGAAGCTGAGTCGCGCTAAGCTGCACAGTCACAGTCTCGTAGACAGGTTCCTTAAGCTCCTTCAGTACTTCTGTCTTCGCTCGACGTGGGCCGAACTCTCTAACCGTCTTACGGAATTCGTCCTTCCTGTGGGGCAGTACACCCTTAACGACGGCCCAACCCGTCCAGTCGTCAATCTCGCAGAAATACCCTCGGAAGTCCCAATACGATGTGAACCGCTTAGGATCAAGAAACTGCAACAGCGAGAAGATTTCGTCGGGACGGTTGATAAAGCCGGTACCCGTCATAATGTGCTTGTACTTGCACTTAAGCTTCTTGATGTTCTTAGTCCAGTGGGTATCCGGGTTCTTCATGCGATGGGCCTCGTCAACGATAACAACGTCCCAATGCTTGAGAAGCAGCCGGTCACCCTGCGTAAGCGGGAGAGGCAGATTACCCTTCATGTTGCAGGTATCACAGGGGATACCCACTTTGTCCATACCGCCAGCCTGGTTGCGTACCCACCTGAAGTCTTGTAGCCCGATACCCTTACAGTCCGGGCACTCCTGCGTCTTACCGAGGTTACACTTCTGCATCACGTTGTAATGCGTAACCACGATATGCGGCACCTTAACTTCGTCGGGGTACTTGCTGCCGATCTTCAGGCTCCGACCGTTAATCACCATGCTAACACGCTTAGTGTCTACATTGATGATCGTGTACCCGTCTGTCGTTTTAGGAATGTCGCGGAAGAAAGCACCCTTACCACCTCGCGTGGTGATAACGAGGATAGAAGGGACTTCGATCTCATCCCGCTTTACCTTGTAGTT